TCTCGGTGCTACCACAGACGGAAAGAATAATTTAGCTGAATATCGACGCAATCACAGATGGCGTGTGGCTGTAATTCAGGGTGATGTCATCACCCCACAGCAATGGCTATATTTGCAAAAAGCCGCTAGGCCAAACTTTGAATTTGATGAGGTCAAGATTCACCATAACCAAGAAGAAGCCTATGTAGCGGGCAAGCAAAGATGGCAGCCCATCGATTTTGTCTTTTATGATGCAATCGAGGAAGGCGATATTTCCTCGTCGGTTTTCGGCTGGATTCTTGGTGGTGATGGCAGCTCTGTTGCGGATGGTAGTTCGGCTGACGTCAATCTACCAAGATCATACAAGAAAGATCTAACCCTTGAAATGTTGGATGGTTCTGGAGACGTAGATGAAACATGGACTTTGCATGGTGCGTTTCCTCTGAAAGTTGATTGGAGTGCTCTCGATTATACGAACACCGAAATTATTTTGATTACTGCTAACGTGAGATTTGATCGCGCCACCCGAGCGTAAAATTTATTGAGGTGAAACAGGATGCCTGGATTTTTCCCGAGCGGGTCAATTGCGGATCCTGGAATCGATAGCAATGCAGAATATAATAGAGTACATCGGTGGGTCATTGAAAGTTTGGGATTTCCAGGCCCACCTTCTAGTGATAGACTAAGATTGCATGCCAAGTCAATTGGTTTGCCCACTTTGAAATTTGAAGAAGAAAAAATTAAAGGTGGTAGTAGTTATTATAAAATTGCTAAACGCGCTCATTGGGAAGATATTACTGTTAAATTTTACGACGTGTTTGGCTTATATAAAGTTTTTAAAGAATGGCAAGACAAGATTTGGACTCCAGCAGATGGGATCAAAAAGCCTTCTGATTATAAAGGCGCACCTGTTTTCCTTCTATTGGATGGTGAAGGTAATGAAGTCCAAAGATTTACATTGTCTGGAGCTTATCCAAGCAAAATTGATCATGGCGATTTAAGTTATGAGAACAGTACTATTAAATTGCTTACAGTTACATATACTTATGATTTTGCTATCATAGATGCAGATGTAGCCACTACTTAAATCTTACTTGTCGGATTGATGAGTAAATATCTCAAGAGGTGTTGCTATGCCTGAAGAATCATTGTCCGAACCAAAACTTTCTCCACAGTTAACGAAAAAGAAAATTAAGCCTAAAGAATCAGTTTTAGACAGAGTTTTAAAAACTAAAGAAGAGGATCTGCATCCATGGGAGGAGGTTGTTCTTCCAAGTAGGGGTTTGTATTATGATGGGCAGATTCCTGGTGGAGTTGTTGAAGTAAAACCTATGGGCTTGTATGCTGATAAAGTTTTGGCAACTCAACGTTTAGTTCGTACAGGTGAGGCTTTAGAATATCTTTTTAAGAAGTATGTTCAGCTTCCTAACGATTTTGATCATTTGGCGATGTTGGCCGATGACCGTTAATTCTTACCCTATCATCTTCGTGCTATTACACATGGTAATTTTTATGAGTTCACTCCCCCCAATGAAAAGCTTGGGAAAGAACCGTTTGCTGTACGTCTTCCAAAACTCTCAGAGCAAGCAGGAGAGGACTTTATTGTTAAAGTAAGGTTTTTACGTGGCCATGATACTATGGAAATGCTTGGAGCAGTTAAGCCCAGTGATGGTCTCCCAGGTCGAGCCAGAGCTAGGAAAAAACGAGATTGGCGTAATAAAGATAACGCTGATAAAGTTCGTAATATGGGTGAAACTTTAGACAGCACTTTAGAACGTAATATCAATAAGATTATTGTAGAAGCTGGCGGTGAAAAGAATCGTGGGAAAATCCGAAAGCTTGTTGATCGTTTACATTCTACTGATGTAAATGCCATTATTGAATTCTTGCGGGACAATTCCCCAGGAATTGATACTGTAGTTGAGACTGACTGTGTACGTTGTTCGACTACAATCATCACCCCATTGCCCATAACGGCCTCGTTTTTTCGTCCAGAGAAGCGAACAAAGCTTAGAGAATGAATGGGATCACCTTATGTGGCAGCAGTATATTCTAAAATCTAAAGGGGTCTCTTTTGATGAATCAGGGCGTATGACTGCTGAAGAACGTAAATGGTGGATGAAACGGATCGAAGAAGAAAACGATCGTATGAAAAAAGCTACTCGGGGTTCCCGGAACCTATAACAAATATAAATCGTGAGTCCACCATATCCAAGAATAGCTGGTAGATTAGGCCAGGTAGTAAATCTTAATATGAATTTCTACCATAATGGGAAATTAACATCCCCATTCGCCATACGAAAAATCGACATTTTTCGTGATTCTCTTAGACCAGGAAACTTAGTTGCTTCAATTCCTTTTGTGGATCCAACTGATCCGACTTATCCATTTCCAGCCGTAGAGGTTGGCCCAGGCGAATTTCAAGTTTTCTTCGATGCTCCTAGTAATTTTGTCCCATGCGATATTTATTTTGATGTGTGGAGTTTTGTTGGGTCAGATCCTGGTAGTGCTGGGTTTGATGATGAATCTCTCTGGATTGCTCAATCTGGGATGTTTTGGCTTTATGATGATGTTTGGATTGCTGATGATGAATTGCAAACCAAACGCCTTGGGTTTGAACCACTTGATAAGAAGCTTAAACGTGGTGAAATTAGAACGATTGAAGTAGCCATACATCCGTTGCCATTATATGATTATGATTTTAATAAATTGGCTCCGGTTATTCCTCAGTTAGAACCAACAATTGATATTCGTACTGCTAAAGACGAATTGGTTGTGCAGGACGCTTTGTGTACTATCGGTACTCGTCAGGGCCATCATCGAAATTCGCCTTTTGTTATCAAATGCCCTATCGATACTAGAGCGTTTCTTCGAGGTATGTATCGTTATAACCTTAAAGTAAATATAAGTGGCCAAACGATAGTTAGCCCATCATTTAGTTTCACGGTGCAATAATGATTTTCGAAAGTAAACAAGAGTATGATGAATTAGTTGAAGAAGTTGAACAAGACTTAGAAAATTCTACGAAAAAGAAGAAGAAAGTAAAACCCAAAAAAGAAGAGGGTATTGGGGGCACAATCCCCTTTGCTGATGTTCTCCCGCCGTCATTTGGACACAAAAGTGGCAAAAAACATGATGCTTGGGTTGAGGGTTTCGAAAGCAGAATTTTAAAGATTCTTAAAGAGCAAGAAGCCGTCGGGGAAGTTCAACCTATGGGGACGCTGGGGCACAATAACCCTCGTGTTGACCCTTACTCTACCCCGGGCAAGAAGCGTAGGGCCAAATCTGACGATTATGGGTCAACGCGTAAGGGAGAGGGTACTCCTGAATCTCAAAAAAAGGAATTCGGGGCGAAGGGCCCACTTGAAAAATTGGCAGAAAAATTGGCATCAGAAACGGAAACTGCGGATGAAATTGAGCAAGATCAACAAAAATCTGAAGAAGAAACGCCGTAAACGTAGGCTAGCCGATGAAGAAGACCGGCGCATAATGTCTATAGCTCACGACGCCAATTTATTAAATGTAGCTCAACAAATGCCTGATCGTGGGCCAGACGAGAAATACGGCGACATGAGACAATACGCTAATCTAGATCGCGCTTAATTTTTTTTATTATAATTTCGCGTTTTTGGGGTGCAGTTGCTTGTTCATAAGCTTTTAATTGCTCTTCAGTAGGTTCTAATCTAGTAGGTTTGAAATCGGGGCCTGATCCTGGTGGCGGCCCTATTTTATCGAAGGCTTTTCGTCGTAGTTCTTCTACATCCCTTAGAAATCTTTCTCTAGTAGAAAGTCTGGTGGGTGCCGATTTAATATTCAGCTTACGTCTAATTTTTATATCTTTAGAATCCATGCGTTATTTTTGCAACCTGAATTTGATTGCGTCCTGCAATGTTAATAATTTTTTCTTTTCAGAAATAAATTGCCTAAGTTCTCTTAACTTAGATTTTTTGTCTTTAGCGTGTCTAACATGATCATTCCAATCTTTGTGTGGGCCTGGTGGAAGAACAAAATAGACTTTATGATATGGATTTAATAATCTCCAATTGTTGTAAAGAGAGGCTTTTCCTGCTTCGTCGTTGTCTGGGGCTAGTATGATACATGACGGATTAAGCATTCGAATTTTTCGAAGTTGGCCGGGAACTAGATCTGCTCCTCCAGAGGCTACGCCTCCAGGCCCGATGGTTAAAGCACAGAAAATGGCTTCAGTTAAGATCAACGGACACCTAACTTCAGCGTTATCAAAGCCATAAATGAAATGAGATTTTCCTAATGGACTTTGAGAATCATCTGGGAATAAAAATTCTTTCGAAAACGGAGATGAAGATCTTCCTTGCCAATAAACGATTTCGTCATATTCTAAATATGGAAAAATAACCATTGTAGGAGTATAATGAATACGGAAAGAGACTGCATCATTATAATTTATTCCGCGTGATCCTAAATATCTGATGGCCATCTTTCGGAATGTTGGGTGCTCAGCGTTAGTGATTGGAATTGCTGTTTCGGGCAACACTACATGTTGGATTTGTTCTTGTGGTTTTTCTTTTTTAGGATTAGATCGTCGGGCTTGGGCTAGGATTGCTTTAAGATTTACGCCGTCCCCGCATACGTCTTTTATAGCTTCTTTGAAGGTGCAACCTTTGTATCGTTGAACGAATTTGATGAATGATCCGTTGTATTGTTGGGCGTAGGGACGCCAGTCGTGTACCCAATAGTTGGATATTTTACTTCTTTTAGATTGTTTTAAAACTGTAGAAATATTGAATTTGTACTTATCGTCTCCGTAAAGGAATGGGTTGCAGATTAGTAATTCTTCACCACTTTTCCTTGCTTTATAATCGAAGTGCCTAGCAACCCAGTTCTCGATCTGGTCGGGCGTTAAGTGGATAAGAGCCATGCTAATAAAATACTAGTATATAGAGTATGAAGTTACGAGTTGCCGTTATTAGTTTCCAGAAGGATACTCAAATTCAGGTCGATGATTTTGTGAAGACCTATAAAGCTGGGCGCGAGATGCGTCTGATAGAGGTGGGATACCTTGAGAGTTATGGGAAGGAGCACTGGGTTGGAATTGAAGAATCTGGGATTAATAATATTAAAGCAATTAAAGATGATATTGAAGACCTTGAAGATATGATTGCGCCTGCTCGTTTAAGATGGTTTACTATGAAATTTCCACAAGCTTCTGTAGTTAAAATTGATGCTACAAAAATCTTCGATAGGTTAAGAAAAATGAAAAATACAGTAGATGCTCAGTCTAGTAATGTTACTATCACTTCTGCATTTGATCTAACTTGGAAGAAGAAAAATGCCCGTTAAGACAACAGCTGCTCCGAAGGTTACTCTTAAGATTGCTGGAGGCAAGGAGGTTGGTGTTAACCATATGATCGCTTTCGAATGGAAAGCGTTTGTTAATAATGGCTATATTATTCGAGCTAAAGTGTCAGACCCTTATTTTAGGATTATGAAAGAATTTACTATTAATAAGCAATATCTCGCTAATGCTCGACAAGTTCCTACAGAAATTAAATTCAAACTTGCTTGGGATGGAGATCCTGATTTAGAAACAGAAGAACGAACCGCCTATATTAGTGATTTAGATCAATATGGAGAAATGGAGAATGCTCAATTTGATTTTGTTGCGGTTGACCCTGCCAGTTGGTTATTAAACGCAGGAGATGGTAATGGTAAAGTTTATAAAGGAAATATAACAAAAGTTATTAAAGAAGTAGTTTCAGATTATGCGTCTAGCATTGATGTGAAAGTTACAGAAACTGAAGATGATAAAAACGGGTTGTGGCCGATGATGCGTCAAGACCCTAAAAGCTTTATTCAATCAATGCTTGATTGGTCTGCTAACTTAAATCCTAAAAAGACTCACTGGATGACGGTTTCTAAGGATTTTGAACTACACATTAAAGAGCAAGCAGATTTGTTGTCTAACAAAAAACATTTTGGCCATTATAATGTGAGTTTTGACGCCAGAAAGTTAAATGATATTATTGATTATACATTATTAACTAACAACTTTTTATCAGTTTATCAAAATAGTGTGATTACACAGGGCATTTCTACTATTTCAGGAAAATTCATTGATAAAAAAACTGATAATGAAAAAGTCGAAATTCGTGATGAGAATACCGGTGATAAAATCAATACTAGAATTGATCCTTCGAAAGGGTTCACTAAACCTGGGTGCAAATGGGCCACTTCAATTAACTCCATTCCCGAGCATAGCGCTGGAGAAATTG